CGTGAATGAAAGTTGATTCTTAGCTGTAGTAGACAAACTCACATTGCCTGAATATGCATAGCAATGCTCACCTAATACGCTAAACGCAGACGGACCCGCCCCGACAAACTGGGCGTTAGATCCTATCTTGGTCTTAGCCATTCAACGGATCATTCGAAGTACAAAGTCACACTAAGGCTTGAAGCCGTTGGTGTGCCAGTTGTAAATTGAAACGCTACTTGCAGATCTATATTATTGACACCTGCAACACTGAAGTTGGTAGGGATCATATTGAATTGAGCCGTACCGCCAGCGTCTGCAACATCTCCGCAAGATCCAGCTAAGGTCAGGTTCTGCTCACTCATATTAGATCCGAGTAATCGACATGCCAAAACGAACCCTTTGGTATCTGGTGCGTCTACTGCTACATCGATTCTGGAGATCCTACTGGATCCCTGTGGTGTTTGGATATTACCGAGCGAAGAACTTGACATATTATCGGTAAGCGAAAAATAGGTCTTGTCGGTGGGCGTGCTGTCGTAGGTTCTCGTTATAGTTGTTACCATTTTGTTTACAATCTAAAGTAAAGTTTAGATCCTCCTAGTTTTAGTTGTGGAAACTGCTTTCGTGCAAATGCTCCGAGTAGAGCAACGCCTGAAGCAGTAACTAATGTCTTTCGTCCTTCATCACTTGCAATCATATTGATTGCATTGGATGAAATAGTATTGAATGCTTTTCCTAATTCGCCATCAGTAATGTCCTTGATGACACCTTCACCCATTGTAGTGACGGAAAATTTTCCTGTTCCTTTTGTGGTTGGTACACCACTATTTAGGTATGCGGCTATTGCCAATCCACTAGCCATACCGCTAATAGATGGATGTGGTATTGATTTCTTCATAGATCTCCTTTTTGGATTGCCCATGTATGCCCGTCTAGCGGTTTTACGAACACCGCCCTTCCGTGTAGATCGTCTTCGAGATGTGGACGCATCATAAGACTTCTTCGAAATGAGCTTACCATCTCGGAAATACATCCAGTTTCCCTTTTTGTTTTTCTTCCGATAAACTCCGACAGGCATAATCAATTAACCTTTAATCCATTATATAACTCTATTCCTAATACAGAAAATATAAATAGGTAATACCTTATGGTATGTCATGGACGCATCAGATAAAGAATTTGTAAAGCCTGACGTTTCTTCTCCTTTGAAGAAGCGTGATTCCTACCTACGGGTATCGGAAGATGAACCTCTATTAGTGACAGTAGATCAAGTAGAGAAAGTGAATATCTCCACAGACGGGGGTATAAAAGAAGGGGTAAGGGTTACGTGCCGTGAAGTATTAACTAAACGGGACGGGGATGACTTTAGTTTTCATCCTACGGAAGAACCTAAGATCAAGGAATCATATTCTACCTCATCCTTTTATTTATTGAAAGACTTTCAAACGGCATCCCATTGGCCTAAGGAAGGTATCTTTTACTGGGTCTGGAAAGCTAGTGACGGCCTACGCTGGGAGGAAGCATAATGTATCTCTACCTCGAAATGAAACGGAATCATTGGATCCTAATAGCACAAGGAACCGAAAAGAAACTAGACAAGATGTGGGACTATATCGATAAAGTTAATGATGAGAATCGACCAGTTATTATTATGACTGTAAGGAAACTACTATGACCCTATGCTCATGCTACAACGTGAACTGGGGCCGTGTATCGGCGACTTGCTCTGTATGCGGTCGTAAGATTAATGGAGGAGCTTAGGGTATGAAGGGGTTAGGAGTGCGAGTTTGGTGCGTCAGAGTGCGTTGTAGGTGCGTTATTTCTGCAATCCCATGCCTAGCACTGCGTCAGTCTTGGTTTTAGATCCTTTGGCCGCCGCTTCTGTAATCATCGGCAACAGTTTACTAGCGGCGGCCTGAATATACCACGGCTGACCGCTTAGATCCTGAGTCATATTATGCAAAAGAGAAAGTTGAGAACCCTCTTCAGAACCTTTCAATTCTTGAGCGGCATTTCCCATTGCTCCAGCCCAAAATTTTTTAAGACTCTCTCTCGCTTGTGGCAACATAAATTCCTCAAAATCAATTAACATCTGTTCTCTTATCTTTTTAGTAATTACATCTAAAGACATAAGAAGAGTCTCGTCAGATTCTGAACTCTTTAACCAGCTCTCTATTTTTTTTTGAGTCCGTAAAGGTATATGCCAAGTGTAAATTCCCAAATAGAGAAAAAACGAAAGGATCCAGATTAAAGCAAATGTTAAATCGGTCATATAATCAAGTCTCTAATTGTTTGTTTAACTGCTTCCGTTCCCCAACCTTTCCTTAATAGACAAGTATTCACATATATTGCCTTAGTAAATTTGTTTTGTAGTAACTTTGGAGTATCTCTTTCATAACCTGCTACACAATCATGAAAGTCTGAGATTATTTGAGTTCCTTCTTCTGGAGTTATCGGATCTGGAGCAATTTCTTCTTTAATATCTTTTATTATTTCTTCAACGCTTGGAGCTTCAAAATCTTTAATCCAATCTATAACTTCTGTTAGAACATCTAAAGCCTCATCTACTGAATGATAGAGAGAAGCTAAAACAACAGGTCTCGGAAGGTTTAGATCTATTGTAGGTATTGGTTCAGCTATCGCTATTAATTTTGATACTGCGTCAGCTCTCTTATCCATCTTTGCAAAACCTAACCACAATCCAAAAAGGATAACAGGTTGTAAGACCGATACGAGGGGAGGAATAATTCTATTCCACTTTATCCCCTTCATTAACTCCTCAAAATCTTTTTCACTCTTAGGGAATTTCATATTCGATACCCCGTCAGGATGCATGATATTGCCCCATTGTTAGCACTCTCTGTCGCTTGGATCTTAACCGTACTGTTTGGTGGGATGATAAATTCAAACATCTTAGGCTGAATCCCAATATTATTAACCAGAACAACCAGTTTCTCAACGAATAATGCTTGGTCATCTACATTAATCGTATAACTCAAAACTTCACCATCACTTATTCCACTCCAATCAATACCTAACGTTATTCGTGTTAAATAAAAAGCAGAAGGATTGGTATAATCAAGGAGGGTGACAGCAGAAGAGGTAAGGGCATAACTTCCACTCCACCCGTAAATATTACCGTCCTTTGCCCTAGAGACTGATTTAGACGGGCCTAGGGTCATGCATCATATACTCGGCCAGTCATAACTACAGCAGTAAAATAATCCGCATCACTACCGTTAGAGTCAGCTAATACTTCAACGGTTGTATAAGGAGGGATAATAATATTCAATGTTGTTTCCCCTGTTCCCAGTTGACCGCTTCCAGTTAGTCTATGACTCCAAGCAACAGTGATCCCGTTAAAGTCTACTCTGAATAGAGTATCTCTTTCCCCTGATGGATTTGTCAAGCTTGCAGGTCCCGTGAAAACGAATTTGGCCGTAATATAGCCTTTTGGTGTCGTGAATGAAAGTTGATTCTTAGCTGTAGTAGACAAACTCACAT